CTACTTCTGGAACAATTTCATTTAATGATTTCTATAGTAAAGAAAGAGCTTTTAAAAAGACATTTAGTGATGGCAATACAAATCAAAGTGCAGATACTATTTTTGGTGATGACTTTGAAGTAGATTATCCAAAACAACTTGTAGTAGGTTCTGGAGATACTGTTGGGTCAACTAGTACATCTAACGCTGCTTTAACAATAGAAAGCAATGGTGTTGGTTCGATAACTGTTACAAACGAAGGTAGTATAGAAGGTGCTGGTGGAGCGGCAGGTGCAGCAGGTGGTAATGCCCTTGAAGTTGCTGGAAGTGTTGCAGTAACATTAGTAAATAATGGCACAATCAAAGCTGGAGGTGGCGGAGGTGGTGCTGGAGGCACTGGTGGTAAAGGCGTTTTTACAGCAAATGCTACGTTTTCAAGTTTAGTGGATGAAGGTGGCGGTGGATCATCTACACCACAAAACAATTCTCCAAGTTGGTTTACTACATATGGAGGGTCTGGAAATAATTTAGATGGTCAAGGTGTTGTTGCAGACAGACAATGGGGTGGTATTGGAGCACAATTTAATCGTGGTATTAATCCATCACAGTTTGATTTAAATTCTTTAGGTGGTGCGGGAACAGGTCTTTCTGGTAATTGTGCTAATAGAGGTCCTATTTACTTTTCTGCACAAACTAATACAACTGGGGTTTACACTGTATCTGCTTCTATTAGCTCTTTATACGGAAGTGGTTATGGAACTCCAAAAATCTCTGTAAGCACAAGCACATCAAGTTCTGGTACTACTGTATCTAATAGTGGTACAGCAGGTATCACTGCGTCAACAACTACATATTTCACTGTTTTTGGATCAACTGCTCATCAAGGAACGACAGCACCAAACTTTTATTATAATTCGTTGAGTGGTTCTGTCTCTGGTACTTGTTTAGCAACACAAGATGGTGGATCTGGTGGTGCAGGGGGTGTAGGTCAAGGATATAATCAGTCTGCTGCATCTGGTTCAAGTGGTGGCTCTGGTTCTAACAATTCTGGCACTGGAGGCACTGGAGGCACTGGAGGAGCATTTGGTACGGCAGGATCAACAGGATCAACAGGCAGTAATGGTAGTGGATCATCAGTAAGTTTTCCAGCTACTGCACCAACAAATGGATCAAGTGGCAGTTCTGGTGGAGCATCTGGTAAATCAATACAAGGTGTAAGTAATGTTACATCAAGTGGTAGTGGGTCTTTGACTGGAGGTACAGCGTAATGCCTATGACAGCTTTAAAATTTAGGCCCGGAATAATATCTGACATTACATCTTACAGTAACGAAGGTGGCTTTGTTGATGGAGACAAAGTAAGATTTAGATTTGGTTTTCCAGAAAAGTTTGGTGGTTGGGAGAAATATAGTCCTAATCAATATCTAGGCAGTGCTAGAAGATTACATAATTGGGTGGCACTTGATAGCTCTGACTTCATGGGTATTGGAACACATCTTAAATATTATATAGAAGAAGGTCAGACATTTAATGACGTTACACCAATAAGAGTCACTACAGGTGCAGGTGATGTAACCTTTTCTGCGACAAACGGATCTACAACAATAACTGTTACCGATCCAGCACATGGTGCTAATGAAAAAGACTTTGTAACATTCTCTGGTGCAGCAACTTTAGGTGGCACAATAACTGCTACAATACTTAACGCAGAGTTTCAAATCGCATCTATTATAAGTTCTAATGCTTACACAATCACATCAAGCGTAGCAGCCAATGCTTCAGATACTGGTAACGGTGGATCTAGCGTTGTGGGGGCGTATCAATTAAATGTTGGATTAGATGTGACAGTTGGCGGAACTGGTTGGGGTGCTGGTCAATGGAGTGGTACAACGTCTGGTGCTTTGGCAACACAACTCAATGAAGCTTTAGATGCTAGTGAAACTGCAATAGATGTGGACAGTGCAACAGGGATCACGGCTGGTGATTTAATATTAATAGAAGAAGAACTTATCACAGTTGGTACAATAAGCACTAACACTTTAGGAACTGGTGGAGGTCCATCAACCAGAGGTGCAAGTGGTACAGATGCAGCCACACACGCAGATAACACTCTTGTTAGATTAGCAACTGGTAATGCAGATTCTGCTAATGACTTTGTTGGGTGGGGTAATGCAGCAAGTGTCACGACCCCCGGAGCACAGATCAGATTATGGTCACACGATAATTTTGGTGAAGACATCATCATAAATCCAAGAGATGGTGGGTTGTTTTACTGGGATAAAACAAATGGTTTAGGTAATAGAGCTGTAGAACTTAGTGCCACAAGCACATATTCTGGAGAAACAAGTGTGCCGACTGTGGCTAAACAAGTTCTTGTGTCAGACCAAGACCGACATGTTATTGTTTTTGGTTGTGATGGTCTAGGCGCAACCTCCTCCGCTACAATAGGAAACGGTATACAAGACCCCTTGTTAATACGTTTTTCATCACAAGAAAATCCAGTAGATTTTTTTCCGACTGCTACAAATACAGCAGGTGATTTAAGGTTAGGTGGTGGATCTACCTTCGTACAAGCTGTTGAAACAAAACAACAGATACTCGTCTTCACTAATAAAACACTACACGCTATGAAGTTTATAGGTCCACCATTTACGTTTGGTTTGCAAGAATTATCGAAGAACATAACTATTATGAGTCCTTTTTCTGCTGTTGCCGTTGAAGACGCCGTATATTGGATGGGTGTTGATACATTCTATGTTTATTCTGGTGGTCAAACAATACAACTGCCATGCACAGTAAAAGACAAAGTATTCTTAGATTTTAATTTTGCAGAGCGTGATAAAGTTCATGTGGGTGTTAACTCAGAGTTTAGTGAGTTGTTGTGGTTTTATCCATCGTCTGCTGGTACGCAAATAGATAAGTATGTTGCTTATAACTACTTAGAAAAAGTTTGGTATTATGGAACACTAGCAAGAGACGCATGGATTGATAGAGGTATAAGAAATCTGCCACAAGCTACTGGCAATCAGTATCTTTATAACCATGAGGTAGGTTTTGATGATGACGGATCTGCCATGACATCATTTATAGAATCATCTGCTATCGATATAGGAGATGGTGATAAGTTTGTATTTTTAAAACAAGTCATACCAGATATTACATTTAACGGATCAACAAGTCTTAATCCAGATGTAGCGTTTACGATGAAATCAAGAAACAATCCGGGTGCAAACTTTAATGAAAGTACACAAGGCACGGCTCAAAGGTCCGCTACGAGCCCTGTTGAACAGTTCACAGAAAAATTAAATTATCGTTTACGAGGCAGATCTTTTGCATTAAGAATTGATTCCACATCGCTGGGAACTAAATATAAGTTAGGCACTCCCCGTGTGGATATTAGAGAGGATGGTAGACGCTAATGTTAATCACTAGTATTCCTCAGTATATTCAAGGTGTTACAAATGCAAAGTTAGATTTAACTACCACTAATTTGACTACGCTATTTACTGTTCCCAGTGATGCCGATTTTAACGCAGCTGTCGTTAACTCCATATTGGTATCTGAAGATAGTGGTAATGCTGACACAATAACAGTACAACTTGTAAACGGTAGTGATACTTTTAGTTTATTTAAAGTCAAAGCTGTAGGGGCCAACACGACAATAGAACTACTTACAAGAGATTTAATATTGCAAAGCGGTGAGATATTGAAAGTACAAGCCGCAACAGCAGATAGATTGCATGTTGTAGCCAGTATACAAGAGCTGTCTAAGACTAGGGTTACAACAAGTGCTATATCGAGAATATAAGATTGAACAAATAAATAAAATAAGGTAGACTTTGGAACATGGACCAAGCACTTAAACAAGAAGACATACCATCAGGTGGTATAGCTGACTTCATTTACAGTGATGAAGAGATCAAGCTTCTTGAAGAAAAGGAGCTACAAGATCTTTATGGCCAAAATGGTATAGCCCAATTCAAGGCTATCGGCAAAGAGATGGCTAATTTCGGTCGTTATGGCGATGATACAGTAG